GAAGATAATAACAACCATATCTAACCTTAAAACAGGTGAGGTATATAAGACAGAGGACGAATGGAAGGCAAAAGGCGTGCCAGAAGCAGAGATTAGAAGAGATGTTAAAGTATTCATGCCTTCGCTTGATTTGTTCCCTAAAACCAAGTAGTGTGGAAAAATGGCGATAATTAGATCAAAAATAGCAAGACAATTACTAGCAGAAGGTGGAGCACCTAGAAAAGGTTATTTCGATGCTGGTAGAGTTGGTGATCCTAATACAGGTAATTTAGCAGGTAGTTTAAATGAAGCTGCTGGATTAGGTAACACTGGTCAAGAAGATATTGATTCAACATACACAGGAGATGACTTTAACGTAACTCCTCAAGGACCAAGTATCATAGACAGAATAAACACTGGTCTTGATAACACAAGAGACACTCTTACTAGAAGAGCGATTAACAGAAATATGATGTCCACTAGAGATGCAATATTATCATTAAATCCATTTGGACCTAGAACAGACATGAATCTTTTTGATATATATCAAACGATGATGGACCCTAACCAAGCTATATTTTCTGAAGGGTTAACAGGAACTAGATTAGATATGGATAGAGCTAAACAAACTTTTGATTCTTTAAAAAAAGAAGGTGTTGATGTAACAAAAGATATTGGACCACAATTAGATAATCTTACTCAATCGCAAATTAATAATATACTTAACATAAATAGACCTACATCAGTTAGTGATAATACACCAATGCTACCTAAACTACCACGAATTGCAAAAGTGCCATCAGATGTAGAACAACAAAAAAGTGATCTAGGAGAGTTTATTGCAAATATTAGAGGAGCTAATCCAACAGCTTTCAACATTCCTGAAAGATTTAGATTAGCAGAGGGTGGAGAACCGAGACAAGAATATGGTTTAGGAAGTATCGTTAAAAAAATTACAGGCACTGTAAAGAAGGTTGCAAAGTCACCAATAGGTAAAGCTGCGTTAGCGGTTGGATTAGGTGCATATGGTTTAGGGGCAGGGCCTTTTGCAAAAGGTAGCACTATGTTTGGTGGTAAACTAGCAGAATTAGCAGGATCTGGATTTTTAAAAAATTTAGGTATAGGTGCAGCTATTGATGCGATACCAGGTGGTGGTGTAACAGCAAGTATTGTGGGTGCATCGTTATTAGGTGGACTATTAACTAGTAAACAACCAGAACAAGATATAAATGCACTATCTCAACGAATCTCGGATCAAACAGGTATTGATGTATCTAAGATTAGAGGAGAAGTACAACAAGCATACCAAAACAAAGACACAAGTTCACTAGCACAGAAATATCCATTCTTAGTAGATCAAGAATATTCTGCATCATTTGCTACAGGTGGTAGAACAGGTTTTGCAGAGGGCACACCAAAAGATGAGGTCATAGAAGAAAAAGGATTACCAAAATTAAAAACTATGCCAGAGTTTAAAGGCGATGAGGTTAAACCAGCTGATATGATGATGGCATCAGTAGTAGGTGATGAATCAGATGACATAGCTATGCAGTTGTTTGGTAAGCCCGTAAAAGATTTAAACCCAGCAGAAATGCAAGAATTACAAGATGAAATAGATAGATTAATGAATAAATTTAGATCACAAAAACCTAGAGAGGGTATTATGATGGCAGGTTATGGCTACAATGAAGCAATGTCAGATACTTTTGATATGTATAATGACATGAAGAAAAACGGTCTCATACCTCCGACTATGACTTTTGATGAATTCTTACAAGAAGTTGTGCCAGAGATGAGTAGGAAACAAGGTATAGAAAGAACCATGGCAGCAGAAGGTGGCATGATGAATCTAGGCGGTAATGAAATGGATCTTAGAGGTGGTGGATTTGTGCCTATAGGTGCGAGAGAAAAGGCAGACGATGTGCCAGCTAGATTATCTAAGAATGAGTTTGTATTTACAGCTGATGCGGTAAGAGCAGCAGGTGGAGGAAGTGTTGATAGAGGGGCAGATTTAATGTATAAAACAATGAAACAACTGGAGAACAAGGTAGTCTAATGGCAATAACAGAATCACGAGTATTACCACCACAATTTATAGAAGATCTAGCAGTCGATTTTGGTAAACAACTTACGGCACAGACAGCTGTACCAATAGATACATCAAAATTTGCGCCACAGGTTGCAGCTCAAGATCCATTACAGACACAAGCGGCTACTTTAGCACAAGCGGGTATTGGTTCTTTTCAACCATTTTTACAAGCAGCACAACAAGGTGCTACAGATTTTTCTACAGGTATTGCGTCGGCACAAGCGTTAACAGGCACAGGTGCTGGCACAGGGGCAGGATCTATTCAAGATTTTATGTCTCCATTTCAACAACAAGTTATCGATGCAACATTAGCTGACTTCGACCAACAAAGAGCAATACAAGAACAAAACATTAGATCAAGACAAGCAGGATTAGGACAACTAGGTGCAGGTAGAGCTGGCGTAGAATTAGGACAATTCAGATCAGATTCAGATAGAGCAAGAGCTGCATTACAAGCAGGACTATTACAAGAGGGTTTTGGTGAGGCTGTTTCAAGAAGACAACAAGATTTAATAAATAGACAAAATTTAGCTGGAGAACAATTAAGAGGAGCTGGTTTTCAAACTGGACTAGCTAATTTAATTCAAGGTTTACAAGGCACAGATATTAGCAGGTTAGGATCAGTGGGCGCTATCCAACAAGCACAAGCACAGGCTCAATTAGATGCACAAAGAGAAGGACAGAGACTTGCAGCGTTTGAACCTGTAGACAGATTAAATAGATTTGGATCTGGTATTGCACAACTTATTAGTGGATACCCAGCAGCAGGCACAAGATTACAAGTGTCTCCAAATCCAACACCATTACAAACAGCTCTTGGTATCGGTACAACACTAGCAGGTATCTACGGAGATATAGGAAAAGGCTTTAGAGCCTTTCAAGGTTAATAATGAGAAATAGAATATTAAAAAGACCGATGTTTAGATTAGGCGGTAGCGCTGAGAATGAAGGTATTATGAACGGTATGAGAAAGAGATACGAACAAGGTACAAAGCCAGAGGATATTGATTCAACATATCAAGAAGGTGATTTCAACGTTAACCCTAATCAACCAACACAAGGAGAAAGATCTGGAAGAAGATTTAGAGACTTTCTTGTCAACTCTCCAAACCTTAGTCCGTTCTTAACGGAGTTTGGTTTAAATTTATTATCACAATCACCAACAGGTAATATATTTCAAACGGTAGCTACTGCAGCAAAGGGACCATTTGAAAGAATGAGAGCTAGAAGTGCAATCGGTGAACAAAGAGATTTTGAAAGAGAACTAGTAGAAAGAAAAATAGAGTCACAAGAAAAGATAGCTGAGTCAAGAGGCGGCGATAAAATGTATGATTTGATGTACAAATTAGGTTTAGAAAAATTTGAAAACCCTGCTTTAGCTAGAAACTATGCTAATTTCTTTGACACGATTGAACCAACTGTTGCAGCATCATACGGTACACAGTATGGTGGTTTAATAGAACAAGACGTGTCACAACAAAAGATAGCTAGACAGGTAGGAAAAAATTTAGATAAACAAGGTAAACTTAATAAAATATTCTACGATGTTTACACGGGCAGTTTCAAACAATTAATAAAAGATCAACAAGGTAATTACAAATTTGTAGCTGCAGCAGGAGCTGCTAACGTAACAGATCCAGAGGGAGAAACATTGCCTACAGAGACAGATCAAAGAAACGAATACAGAGATAAAATAAATCCAGAGTTAGAAAAAATAAGAAAACAAAAACAAAAAGAGTTTCGAGAAAGTCTACCAGATTTTACACCAGACGAAGACGTAGATATATAGGAGGAACATGGCAGAATTTGTCCCTCTTCAAGGTCCAGAAAAAAACAGTGACGCAAGTTGGTATACATCCATAGGTGCAGGCCTAGTATCAGGTGTTCTTAAAACTGTAGAGGGTGTTGTGTCTCTTGGTGCAGAACTCATTGACCTTGGAGCAGATTCAAACAAAGCGGCAGACGTAGAAAGATTTTTTGATAAGATCAATCCTTTTGAAGAGGTAGCTGATGATAGAGTTATCGGTAAACTTACAGAAACACTGGTATCCATTGGTATACCTGGAGCTGTTGGATTTAAGACAGCAACAAAATTAGCAGACAAAGCATTAAAATTAAAACGAGTTGGTAAATATCCAAACTTTAAATCACCTAATGTGATGAAAGGTTTGATGCAAGCAGAAAAATTAAACAAAAGAGCAGGCTACAAAAGGTTTGCAGCAGGTGTGTTTGGTGGTGCAACAGGAGAAACATTCGTTGCAGACGTGGATGACATAGGTTCTTTTGGTGATTTTTTTGACGGACCAACGGCATTAGATAGAGATGAAACTACGGGTAGTGATGAAGCTACTAGACGATTAGCCAATAGATTTAAGTTTGGTGCAGAGTCTTTGTTTATTACACCCTTCGTATATGGTGTAGGTAAGTCAGCAAAAGCATTAGCAACTAGAGGTAAAGAGTTAGCATACAGTGATAGTGTATTTGAAAGATGGTTAGATAAATATATTGGTAGTGGTTTTAGACCTAGAGGAGATTTACCACAAGAAGTGTTTGATTCTGAAATGTTAAAAGCAGGATTAAAAGCTAGAGATAGTTTTAGAGCGAAAGAACTTGTAGAAAATATAACAAAACAAGCTGATGGTATGATACCAAAGCTTTCTAAATTTTTTGACACTAACACGGCAGCTGCAGAAAAAGAACTATATAAAAAACTTAACGATGCATTGTTTGATGGTGATTTAACAAAGGTTATTGACCCAACTGTTACAGATGATTTTGTAAATTATCTAACATCAAAAGGCATAAAGGAAGGAGCTGTTCAAGATTTATTAACAAATGTAAATGCCGCAAGAGGAGAGTTTACTAATTTAATTCAAATACTAGAAAGAAACGCTGATACGCCAGGTGCTATATCTGCAGGTAAAAAGAATTTACAAGAAATATTAAAAGATAGAATACAAGGTTGGGTGGGTAATACGTATAAAGTGTTACAAAAACCAAAAGGATTGGCAAAATTTTTTAGAAACACAGAGCCAACAGAAGAAGCTTATGCAGGAGCTATAAATTTATTTAGAAGATATTTATCAAAAACTGATGAAACAAGAACTAAACCTTTTAATCTTGACAGCACAGAATATTTTGAAGCAGCAAAAGATGCTGTAGATGATATTATTAATCAAGTACAATTAAAAAAGAAACCTGGACCACTGCCTGATTTTACTTATCAAGATAAAACAGGAATGGTAAAAACTAAAAGTTTTGAAAAAGCTGTGGGTAAAGGTAGTAAAGTATTTAGACAGTTGTTTGGTGAGATAGAAGATCCTAGATATTCTATCTTCAACGCTATGACAAACCTTTCATCTGTAGCAAGAACTGCAACATACTTTGATGATATAGCTGCAAAAAATACAGAGGTACAAGCAGCAGGTGGTAGAGGATTTTTTTGGAACTCAGAAGAAGCAGCAAAAGCTGCAGTGAACTCACCAACCACAGGTATACAAATAGTTAAAGTTGATGATGTTATTGAAAAACTACCTGGATCAAACACAATTATAAATCCACTCAAAGGTAAATACACAACAAAAGAAATAGCAGACGGTATTAAAAATTTAAATGGTGTTGCATCTGGACTAACTGCTGCCATTAGAGGTAGAGAGGGTGCTAACCCTGCAGAACAAGCTGTAAGTTGGTTCTATAGAAATCTTATGTTATTTCCAAAAGCAATATCACAACTAGCAAAAACAGTTTTATCTATACCCACACACCTACGTAACTTCTTCAGTGCTGGTGCATTTGCTGGAGCTAACGGTGTTTTATTTGAAGGATTAACAAATCCTAAATTACTAGCAAACGCTTTTGCAGAAGGTATTGATACGTCTGCGTTATTAAAACTAGGACCTGGTAGTGCGAAAGCACAAGCAGCATATAGAGAACTATTAGAACTTGGTGTTGTAAATTCACAAGTTCAAATTGGGGACTTAATTAATCTTTTAAAAGATGCAGGTGGTGGATCAAATGTTGCAATTATGGATGCAACACTATCACCATTTATGCGTAAGTTAAAAAAATTAGGTAGCTTCTTTCAAGGTAAGTATGTTGCAGAAGACGATACATGGAAGATTACAAACTATGTTGTTGAATTAGATAGATTAAAACAAGCTGCAGTAAAACAAGGTATTGATGTAGCAGACCCTGCAATATTAAAAGGACTAAAACAAGACGCTGCAAACATTGTAAAGAATACAGTGCCTAATTATGCCTTTGTAGGTAATTATGTAAAAGCATCTAGATTATTGCCTATCGGTAATTTTATGTCATTTCCTGCAGAGATTATGAGAACGACAACAAACATTGCAGAGCAAGGTTTGAAAGAACTACGACACTCTAAACCAGTGAGAGGTAGCAATGTAACACCCTATGTCATTGATGCTGCAACAGGACAATTAGTTAAGAATGATAACCCTATGTACGCTACAGGTTTTAAAAGAATATCAGGACTTGCATTTACAACAGTGGCTGTGCCAGAGATTGTTGTTGAAGGAGCAAAAGCCATATACAATGTTACACAAGAAGAAATAGATGCATTAAGACAATTCGTACCTGAGTGGTCAAGAAACTCTACATTAGTTCCAGTAAAATTAGATGACGGTGAACTAAGATACATAGACTTTAGTCACAGTAATGCCTACGATGTTATAGCTAGACCTTTCAACACTATGTTTAATGAAATATTAGAGGGACAGAAGACTGGCGAAACAATATTATCTGGTCTTGTAGATGGTATAAATAAATCAGGTGCAGAACTTATGAATCCATTTATATCGGAATCTATTTGGACAGAGGCTGTAACAGATCTCACAGTTAGAGGTGGACGAACACAAGAAGGTAGAAGATTATATACAGATCAAACATCTGCCGGCGATAAGATGGCAATTAGATTCTTACATTTAGGTGAAGCTCTTGCACCATCGTACAAACAATTTTTAAGATTAGGACAAGCTTCCTTTGGCACACCTACAAAGAGAGGAGATCAATTAGATATAGGACCAGAACTTGCAGGATTTATGGGACTACGTCCTATTAAAGTAGATCCTCTTGCTTCTATGGGTTTCAAAATATCTGAGTATCAAACAGGCATTAGGGATGCTAGAAGAGAATTTACAGGTGGTTTCTTTGGAATACTAAGAGGTGGTCGTATTAAACCAAACGATGTAATAGAAGCATATTATAAATCAAACAGAGCTAGGTTTAATGTGCAAAAAGAAATGAATAAAAATATAAACGCAGCAACAATTCTTGGTGTTGATCCTAATAGATTGAGAACAGAGTTTAGAGATAGACAAATAGCAACATCTACATTTAGAGATTTAAGAGATGGTAAATATGATCCATATTTTCCATCAAAAGATATTAGAGATAGATTTAGAGAGATTGCACAGAACTTAGGAGATATAGATGTATTTCCAGAGGTATCTGGCACACTACGATTAATGAGAGATCTATTTAGACAATTACCTTTAGATGGCACTTTTGACATTGAATTAGGTGACTTTTTATTTGAAGACCTAGGCACAGTATCTACACCACCACAAGTATCATCTGCTACACCAATCGTCCAACCTGCACCACAACCAGCAGAAGGACAACAGTTGACAGACTCTGAACTTGCATTATTATCACCAGAAGAACAAATTATAAGACAAAGGACTAGAAGAACTTAATGGCTATTGAACCTAAAACAACTAGAGAACATATTGTAGCCCTGTATGGACACATATCAGGTGTTAAAAAGAATATTAATCATATGCACAAAGGTATTCACGAATTGGGTGGCAAGATAGACAAAATCTATTGGGTTCTTTTAGCAGCGGTGGGGTCCGTTGCCATACTTTTACTAGAAAGATTTATAACTTAAATCCAAGATTTTAATTCTTCGCCCATAACTTTAGACGCAATA